CCCCCAGGGCACACTGGCCCCGTCCGCCCTCAGCGGGCGGGGCCTTCTTGCATAGGAGACGACGATGCCTGCGTCCGACCTGAAAGAGTTGCGCGAGTTCGTTGCCAACGTCCTCGACTACAACCCGACGAACCCGAACTACGCTCGTCAGGTCGATGATCTGCTCAATCAAGCGGATCGGGTCATCTGTCAGGAGAAGCCCTTTACCTTCGTTAACAAGGTAGTGGATGTTCCTGTCTACAAGGACGTTTCTGCCACGCTCGGCTTCACCAACGGCACGCAGGTCGTGACGGGTCCGGCTGGCACCTTCCTCGCCTGGATGGCGGGACAGGAACTGGAAGTCACCGACAGCACGGGCGCCAAGCGCACGTTCACGATCAACAACGTGGTGTCGGCCACGGACATTCGCATTGACACAGACTGGACCGACACGACAGGCAGCTACGCCTCGGTCATCATCAACCGCTACATCGACATGCCCCAGGACTGCACCAGCATCCTGGGCGTTGCGCGCCGCTCGCAGACCCGCACTCCCGATGATCCTGGGCTGCTGGAGAACCTCGCACGCTACGAAGACGAGTGGTGGAACCTCCCGCTGGGTGAGACCAATCTCCCGGTCTACTGGATCTACTTCGACCCGTTCCACCTCCGGGGGCCGCGCCGCAACCTCAGTCTCACGACCGCCGTCGCCGTGGGCCGTGGCGTCCGCACCATCGAGTTCTGCTCCACCCTCGTCTTCGCGGGCCGTGAGTCCACGCATGGCGAGATCGTCAGCATCACGGCGCAGGACAACCAAGACATCGTGCTGACGCCCTTCCCGCAGACCACGAACTCCGGGCTTTACAAGCGGTACTACTGGCGCTGCACGCAGTTCGGCTACAACGCTTGGCGCATCCTTGATGATCCGCTGACGCCGGGCGCGGTGATGCAGTTGGCCCCGACTGATGTGGCAACGCGCACCTACGCCTTCAGCGTGACCACGCTGACGACGACGGAAACGCTCTACAACGCGGCACGCCTGCTGAACCCCGATGGCTTCCGCCAGCGCATCCGGCTGTACCCTCGGCAGGACAAGGACTACATCTTCCAAGTCCGCTACATGGTCCGGCACCAGACCATGCAGGAGGACAACGATGTGTCCCTCATTCCGCCTGCCCACCGGATGATCATCGCCTACAAGGCGCTGGCCGATGTTCTCGTCAAGCACAACAACCCGTCGCAGGCCGAACTGTACCGGAAGCGGTTTGAGGCCGAGCTTCTGCAACTGGAACGGCGGTACTTGCTGTCCACCGCCAAACGCATCGTGAAGGGCAACTGGCTCACCAACATGGAGCCCAACTCCTTCAGCCGCTTCACGACTCTGGTGCATACATGATGGGTCAAACGCTTCAGGTCCGCGTCGTCGGGGGCATGGAGCAAACGCTCCCGCAGAACCCGCTCAGCGCCAACCTCATCGAGAACTGGGCGGTGGACCGCGCCTCCTTGGGCCTCACCAGCCGGGTCGGCTACGAGAAGTACCGGCCCGATCCGCTGGACGGCTTCACGCCCTTCGGTGCGCTGGGCCGCATCGACAGCCTGTACGTCATGCAGCAGTCGGTGGCGGGCGGACGGCAAAGCATCCTGTTCGAGTCGGGCGGCGTGCTCTACCTCTACTACGAGGTCGGGCAGGCCAATGTCCTGATCAATCTGCGCGGGCGGGCTGTCCCTACGGCGACGGACACTGCGTCTGTCTACGCAGAGTACGCCGACCGGGTGGTGATCACCAACGGCTACAACGCCCCCATCGTCGTCCGGCCGTGGCCCCTGGCCCGTAGCTCAGAAATCACCACGGCGCAGATCGAGTCCCTGTCCCGGCCGCTGGGATGGTACGGCCTGCCGACGCAGCCTGACGGTTTGAAGGTGGCGCTCCTGTCTGCGCCTGCCGGTGCAGCCACCTCTCCCGCCAGCTACTCGGGCGAAAGCACAGGCAACTGGATGCCGGCGCACCCGCTGGCTCTGTCCTTCGCCAACCTGTTCGGGCTTGGGGCCGAAGACGCCAGCGGCGGCAAGCAGGCCAACGCCTTCCAGTTCCGCGTCTCCTTCATCAGCGACACGGGCGCAGAGTCTCCGCTCTCGAACGCCGTCGAAATCAACTGGGAAATCCCCAACAACGACGAAGGCTACCGCTACTGCCCCACCATCCGCATCCCGCTTGGGCCGCAGGGCACAGTGGCGCGGCGCGTCTATGGGACGCTGAACGGGGAGCCGGACTTCTTCTTCATCGCGGACGTTCGGAACAACATCGAAGAACTGTTCCACGTTGCGCGGCGTGAGACCACGCTCAGCGTCCCGGCTCCGGGCATCGAAGACAGCAGCCTGTTTCCTGCGCCTCGGGCGCGGTGCTGTGCGGTGTTCAAGGACTGCCTGTTCCTTGACGGCGGTGCAGACGAAGGGACGCGCATCTTCTTCTCGAAGCCCACGCTGATCGACCAGTACGGGGCCGCCGACTACATCAGCCTGCCTTCGGGCGGCGGGTCTGTGACTGGGCTCTACGCCTACTACAACAACCTCATCATCTTCCGCGAGAACAGCATTGATGTTCTGACCGGGAGCTACCCCACGTTCAGCGTGCAGACGCTGACGCGACAGGTGGCCTGCCGCTCTCCCAGCACGATCGACGCCGTTCCGGGCAAGGGCGTCTTCTTCATGGCGCTGGACGGCGTCTACTGCCTGAAGGGCGGTCTGGACGGCGGCTCGGTGATGGAACTCGAAGACGTTGGCGCCCCTCTCTCGGACGAGTTCGAGCGGCTGACCCAGGAGTGTGCGCCTCGGGCGGTGGGCAAATACAGCCCGACCGAACGTGCTTATCACCTCTACTTCCCCGCCAACGGCAACGACCGGCCGAACCTGGGCCTCGTCTACCACTTGGAGAAGGAAGGCTGGTCCATCCGTTCTGGCTTCCCTGTCGGCTGTCTGGACCGCCTGCACAATGGCACGCTCATCTTCGGGCACCACACGGGCAACCCTGGCAACACGAACGCAGAGGCCGGGCTGTTCGTCCTGAGCGCGATCCGGTCGATGGGCGGCTCCTTCGTCAACGATGTCTACACGCCGGGGCCTGCGCCTACGTCCATCTACGAGTCGGCATGGCACGACTTCGGGGACGCGCAGATCAAGAAGCAGGTCCAGTACGTCACTCTCTGGATCAAGACGACGGGCTCTGTCAACCTGCGGCTCGAAGACTTCCGCGACTTCGAGTACACCCCTACGGGCAGCGACTCACGCTTCTTGGCACAGCCGCCGGATCAAACGAATCAGCCCGTCTTCGGGTCGGCCGTGATTGGAACGGACCAGTGGCAGGACACGCGCCTCACTCCCATTCGCATCCCCGTCGCGCAGACCTCGTGCAGTTGGTTCAAGTTCAGGCTGACGACCACTGACGACATCCTCTTGATCGGCTACGAAGTCGAGTACACCGCCCGTGGGACCGCCGTCATCGCAGGAAAGACCGCATGAAGCAGTGGACACAGCACGATGCGCGGACGAGCCAGATCACCGAGTCCGGCCAGTTCAACTCCCAGCATCGGGCCAGCCGGTCGATGATGACGGGCCTGGACCGCTCGCAGTACCCTGACGGCTGTCTCACCCAGGCGCAGATGCAGGCCACTGCGCTGCACCAGTGTTTCATCTTCAGCCCCTGGACGACCGGCGTGACCGGGGCCTTGGGCGAACAGACCGTGAAGCGGGCGCCAGACTCGGAGACGCTGCCCGAACAGTTCCGCGCTGGCAACTACAACAACTTCGGCTCTGGCTGGTTGACCGCGTTTGAGGCGTCTCTTGCCGGCTTCAAGGGGGGCAACCTTCTGACAGAGTGGTACGGCAACTGCGCAAATCAGGCGTTCTTTACAGAAACAATTAACGCCAGCTACGGCATTACAAGTCCGTCCGGTTCTGTCTCACGCAGCATCCCCAACGAGCACTACCTCGGGCTGCGCATCCTCTACAACGGCGTGGTCATCGCGGAGCGCATCGGGCCTGCAAAGGCGATGGATCACTTCTCGATCTCCGGTGCCCAGCAGATGCCATCGGGGCCTTTGGTCCTCACGCTTCAGTTTAAGCCCGTGTCCGCTGGGCCTGACGACCCGATTCAGGATGTGGTGACGAACGACTACCTCAACCAGTTCCACCTTTTTGGCAATCGCGTGATCGCCATTGGACGCTACCGATGAGCCGCATCGTTCGTGCGCCTGTGTCTGCGGGCCAGACCATCACGGCCACAGACCTCAACAACACCTACTCTGACTACAACCAGCCGGGTGCCCTGAACGCAGACAACACGCGAGATCAGGCGTTTGATCTGCCGCATTTCACAAACGTACAGATTATCAAGAACAGTAAGGTGGACATCCTGGGCAACACCGGGATGCTGCACGCCGCGCCCGTGACGACGTACTCATCCGATGCGGCATCCCCTCCGGGCCTGCACCCTGTTCAGAACAGCGTGGGCAATCAAACCGTTTTGTCCTTCGGGACAAGCGGCTGGTCCTTTGTGGTCGGTGACTGCCTCCGCGTGTGGTGGAACCTCTCCCTCATCACGAACTTCGTGGGCGAGCCGCCGAACACGGCGGGCGTCATGGGCCGCTACACCATCCCCGATGAGCCCAAGACCGGGACAGTCGTCCTCACGGATGGCTTCCACTGCTGGCTGGCCTACTTGCAGTGGGACATCACCAGCAACGCGCTGGCCAACTTCGTCGCTGTCCCTGGGCAGATGGACCCTGCGACGAACATCGCGGGCTCAACCTACGATGGCTTTTACGTTCAAAACCTGAACGCAGGCACGACGTTCAGCCCGTGGTCCGCGAACTCCAGCGGCTTCGGCTACAACGGCACGATGCCCGCAGGCAACAACGGCGCCGTCACCGAGCACTACTGGTACGCTCCCTACGGCATGTACGTCACCCCGTTCATCGCGCCCGTGACTGTCTACGGCGTCCGCGTGGTCATCACGGGTCTGCTCCATCCGTTCCATCTTCCTGGCGGAAATCAAGAGAACCTCTTGGTCTACGACTACGCCATCGGTGGTCTGACTCCCGCGATTGAGTACAAGGGCGGTCGAATCTCCGCTGTCCAGATGCGAGTGTCCTGATGGCCTACACCCCGCCAAACTCCTTCACCAACAACACGCCCTTCGTCGCGTCGGCCGTCAAAGCCAACGACGATGCGCTGAAGATCTACCTGCACGAAGGGATCGTCGGCGCTGACCTGCTGAACAGCGCGTGGGTCGAGACTCGCCATGTGCAGGCTCCGGTGATCGACGCCTTTTCTGGCGTGCAGCACGGCATCACGGGCTACCAAGGCGCACAGTGGGACGGCGGCGCGACTGTCCGGGCGCAGTTCGGCAGTGCGTTTCTGACTGGAAAGCGGTACGGCGCGAACACGACGGACAACTGGGAGGTCGTCCCTCAGACCTGTTTCAGCCTGGACTTGCGCCGTCAGGCGACGGTCATCTTCCACTGGTGGATGGAGTCGGTCAACGGCCCCGACAACGGCGAGCGCACGCTGGGCAACGACGCCTACATGTGGGTGACGGAGTACACAGCGGGCGGTCTTCTGGCGGGCACCGGGGTCAAGTCGGTCATCCCGACGTACTCACTCGAAGTGGTGAACAACGACCGCAGCTTCTCATCGACGTACCCGCCCGGCGGTGCCAACTTCCCGTACAGCCTGCTGGGCTACGGCAACATGAGCGGCGTGAAGGTCTTTACGACAACGGATAGATTGGCCGTAGGACTGGCCCATCTGTCCACGATCGACCGCAGCGCGATCATCAACTGGGGCATCGCCCTCGAAGTATACTACCTCTGAGGTGACCTTTGGCCCTTCCCGCAGTCGCCATCCCCATCGCTCTTGGCGCCGCATCAGCAGGCGGTGCCATCTTCCGTGCATCGGCCGCAAAGAAGCAGGCCGAAGCGACCATGCCCAAAGCCTTCGAGGACGAGCTTCGTGACCTCGAACGCCGTGCGCGCACAGGCAACCTCGGGCTAACTGAGGCGCAGCGCGGAGTCATGGAGTCTGAGGCCGCCGGGCAGCGCGCCGGTCTTCTGGCTGATCAGCAGGCTCGGCAGTTGCAGCAGGCGCAAAGCAACGCCGCCTTCTCGGGCCGTGAGATGTTCCTTCAGGATGTCGGAGCCGCACAGGCCCAGGGCGACTTGATGGCGCAGCAGGCGCGGCAGATCCGGCAGGCTGAGCTTGTGGCCGAAGAACAGAACCGCCAGATGATGCGCGAACTCCAACAGCGTGAGGCTGACGCGGAGGCCGCCCGGAAGATGGCGAACCGACAGCTTGCGGCCGACTTGCTGGGCGTCACCGCCTCTACCGCAGCCTCGGCCTACGGGTCCGCGCAGTTGGCGAAGACGCAGAAGGACTTGCTGTCCGCGATGAAGTCCGGTGATCAGAACGCCGCCAAGGCCGCCGCGCAGCAGCTTTACATGCAGCAGGCTATGGGCTTTGCCAACTCCTTCGGAGGCCGCTGATGGTGCTTCCTCGCTCCGCTCTCCCTCCTTACGTCAATCAATCGTTCGTGTCCTCGTTGCCCGACAACGAGACCATGAGCACCGCGCAGGCGCTGTTCTTCCGCTACCACCCGGCCGTTCTCCAGAACACCATCTTGGAGACCACGCTGAAGGCTGCCGAGTTCAGCGCCAAGACGCGGGCTGAGCAGTTGGAGTACCTGCGGAACGAACAGCAGCGGCTGTCCGACCTTCGCGCACGCTACCGGCAGAGCGGCGCGGGTCCGTCTGGCTCGGCTGAACTGGCTGGGCGCACGGGTTCTGTGACCGGCCGTGGCGCTGGCCGTGGTGGCATGGGCGGTGGTGGCCGTGGCGGCACGGACCCCACGGGGCGGTTCCTTGCCGACATGGCAAACGCGGAGAATGATCGCCTCGAAATGGGCATCAAGGGCGGACAGTTTGTCCTTGATACAATGAATGAACTGGACCGTAAGCCCAGGCAGTTCGTCGCGTTCGAGGAAGAAATCCTCGCGGGTGAACGGACAGCCTCTCGTCAGGGGCGGTCCACCCCATTCAATCTCCCCGCCGTTCTCGTTACGAAGTTCGGGGAAGTCTCTGCGCGCATGGGCGCCGCAGCGGAGGATGCTGATCCGTACCAGCGCAAGAACGCAGCGACCGACCTGTTCTTGGAGTTGCAGCGTCTGTACCCTGAAACCTACGGCGTTCCGGGCCAGCCCGCCCTGCGCCCTGGGTCTCCGCAGTACCAGAACACGCAGTTGCTGGCCGCCGCGATTGACGAGATCTACAAGACCAGCAACTTCCTCTCGAACTCCCTGTCCACGGCCAACGACCCGCTGCGGATGATGGAGACTGAGCGGCAGCGCGTGCGGCTGAGTCTCGAAGACATGACCCGCTTCGATGCGGGTGTGGCCCCTGGCTTCTTCGAGTTGGAAGCCCGCCGCCGTGTGGGCGGCCTGTCCGTCCAAGAGAAGGACACGGACGGCGATGGCAAGGTCAGCCCGGAGGAAGATGCCGCCGCGCTGAAGAAGGTCATGGAGCAGTCGCGCAAGGAACTGGGCATCGCGGAGCCGTTGACCGACGATGAACTGGTCCTTCTGGATCGGTACACCCGCGCACTCGCAGACGACGGTCAGGCCACGCCCGAGGAGCTTGGCGGCGCAGACGACTTCGCACGGGCCAAGGCTGCCTACGACAAGGGCCGCCGGGTCGAGAACCTGCCCCGTGGCTACGCCCCGTTCTACGACGACACCTACCTCAACATTCTGAGCGAGGAGTCCGCCGTCCGTCGTCGCCTGGGCGAACTCGAAGCACCCACCGAAGACCCGTTCCAAGAGGCCGCCAGACGCGCTACAGGCGACGTTGCGCTGCCGGTGGTGCCCCAGGAGGCTCTTGATGCAGCGGCGGCTGCGGGCGGTCCTCTGGCCGCTGACGCGCTGCCCTTTGCCATCAAGCGGTTCACGGCGACGGCGGGTTCGATTGATCCGCAGACTCCGGTGGAGCGGTTCGCTCAGCGGCTGATCGACGCTGACCCGATGCAGCGTCCCAGCTTTCAGGACTTCGCGGCGCAGGTCGGCAAGAAGTACTTTGACGACCCGATGAAGCGGCGTGAGGCGCTGGCCTACTACGGGGCCTACTTCCGGGCCAAGGACTTCAGCACCGACAGCCTGACCGACGTTGCCGAAGAAGCCCGCAACATCGACGCTGCCCTGGCTGCTGCCGTCGCGGAGGCGCCGAAGGGTGACTTCCCCGTGGCCATGCGCGGTCGCGTGGAGCCCGGTCTTCGCGAGCAGACGCTCTCGGACACGCTTGGCGCTGCCGGTGTGTCGCCTGCCTTCCGCGAGACCTTCTTCACGGGCTTACCCCCTTCACTCCCCTCTGGACCCCCTTCTGCTGAAACTGCTGTTACTACCTCTACTCTCTCTACTACTGAAGGGGGTGAAGGGGGTAGAGGGGGTATTGGAGACTTTAGACCCGAAGCTGGTCTGTTCATGCAGGAGGCTGGTGCTGTCCCGCCCACAACGACTGGACTGCTGGCTGACACTTTCGTCGAAAAAC